ATCAACTTTAATACTACCACCCGTTGCAGGAAGACCTTGAGAAGCATCTGTCTGAGGAAGAAAGATATTATTAGCGTCTTGGTTGTCTTTATTGTCTATTAAAAGTCTCATTTGGCAGATGTAATGTGTTAATTCAAATTAGGTAAAATCGTTGACTTTACCAATACTCACTATACCGTATTTGGCACATGAAACATATTTTGAGTTGATGCTTTTTCAATTGGATTATTGAAATCTCCGGGAATAAGCTTAACCCAATTTTGTTCAAATCTTCTGTAATCTTCAACATCAGGCATATAAAGATCAGCTCTTGCTCTTGAGCAGGCTTCTTCCCATTCGTTTTTCTGTTGATAAAAATTCAACCCGGCAGGATGTTTCCAACCTCTTGTCATCATTTTGAAGATCATATGTTGAGATATGGCTTCATGAACTCTTGGATTATCAGGTATAATTGGAAACCCTTCACTGTCAAGAGGAAATGCTTTATAAAGAAGCAATATAAAACGATCATCAATTGATGTCTTGATATATCCCCCATCAACTTTATAATAATGAGGACTCGCTGATTTTAAACTTGGAGAATATTGATGGTGATATTGTCGGCTTGAAGCAAAATCATTGCCGGCATATCGCATTACTTCTCTGTAATTTTCTTTTGATGTATCTTTGTTAAAATCCTCTTGACCAATATAAATGACATTAATCATTTCAAAATTAAAAGGAAGTTTGACTGTATTATTTTTAATACGAAGAATAATATCTTGATCTACCAGTGATGGAGCGACACCAATTTTATAAAGTGCTTCGGCTCCCCATTCAATCATATCATCTTGAAAACTATCCGAACGGATGTTATAATCGCGATATGTTTTAGCGATTGTTTGTTTGATTGATACGAATTGATACTTGGCGCTCATGTTGTAAAAGAGAAGTTTAGCTTATTTATAGGATCATCTTTAATAAATTGCTTGAGTCTTGTTGAAAGTCCTTTTTTTCCTCTATTCGATATGAATCTGTAAACAGTCTTATTTGGAACAGAACACATTATTCTATACCAATGAATATAGCAATAATCATCGTCAGTATGGAGTACTAAATATTCTTCCCCTTCTCCGGTTTCATTATCATATAACTTTTTACCTTCTTTGAGAAGTTGTTCTTTTCTTTTATTAGTAGCTCCCCAATTAACTCTTGTGTTTTTAAAATTTCTATGAGCACGGCATATTTGCATACTTCCGAGACGACCACCAAGATTTACAGGAATACCGGTTAAAAGTTTACCAATAAGCATTTTATTAAACTCATTAATTACTTTTTTGTAAATCTTTTTTGAAAACATTCCACGACGCTCATTTACGTAATAGTCGTAGTGGTCATTAAGATACCATTCCATCGTCTTCGAGGTCTAATGTTTTATCTTCGGGAATACGAGTTTGATTATAATACCGTTTTAACAAAGATTCAATTATTCTCATTTGCATTTGAGAAGGTGTTGGATATCGCGATTGAGAGTCAAAAGAATCAATTTCGCTCGGATCTTCAAATATACCATAAAATGTTGCTGAAACAGGTATATCTTCACTTTCGATAATGTTATCGAAGTTATTGTTATCTATTTGAAACTCGTTATGCTCCATCAGGGTATCTACATATGCGATATAGATATCACCTTTATAAATAGTTGCAACAAGATTTTTAGAACTGTATTTATTGAAACCGTGTAGAGAAAAACGATTTGATTCTACAAATTTAATTGAGCCAAACTTGTTTGTCGTAAGTCTTGCCGGTATTTCATCAGCAACACTACACAGTTGAGGTATCGCTGTTGATGATTTATAAATTTCAACATTAGCTTCTGAAGTAATTGACATAAAATTAATTTCAGGCGCATCAATAGTATCATTTACTTCAGAAAAATTAAGATCAATACTTTGGTAAAAATCTTGAGGATTTAAATTTCTCCATTCACGACGAACCATTGTTGATCGAAGTTGATTAACATCATATTCAATTTGTTTAGGGGATACATCACTATTATTCGTTGATTGTCCACCTGAAACATGATTGCGAATACGATATACAATTTGCTGAAGTGTCATACAGTTATTGTTTCAGAAATTGGAGGTTTGAATGTAACTGTGATTTCACAATCTTCGAGAGGTTCGCATTCATGGTTGAGGTTTTTTATAATGGTGTAAGACGAACCTTCATTTAAAATAATTATATTTGTTTCAAGAGTAAGTTTTAAAACACCTGAGATAATATGGATTGTTTCCATGTTGGGGTGGGAATGCATCGGAAGAACAAAACCTTTTTTACCTTTTGCGTGAAATATATCTTTCGACTTATCTACATAAATGAGCTTTAATGTCCATCCTTTAGCAATACGAATTGACGTTTGCATCAAACGAGGTATTACTACCAACCGTCCATCTGTAATAGACTTTTCAATACTATTCTGAAATTGTGTAACAGCTTCCTTTAGTTTCGATCTGTGGTATTCATATTCCCTCTCCTTTCGTAGAATAGATTGGTTTCTTCGATCACTCTGTTCCTGATCTCCAAATCTTCTATCCTTTCTGTCAGTAATGCTTCGTATTTCTCCTCGATCGATATGTGTTTTTGCTTCCATTCTTTATTCTCCTTTATGAGATAAAATATTACTAAAGACAAAATCACGAATAAAATAGATGAAACTCCCAATTGCTCGTAATTCAGGCTTTCTATCGAGGGTGGAATCAGTAACAAGAAAACCATATAGTATTGTCATTGATGTGGCATTAATTCTTCCATTATTAGAAAAGTAATAGGGAGAAGCATTCTCCCCCCTATTCATGATATTAGGCTAATCCAAACAATCCGTTGAGAGTTGTTTGAGTAATACTGTTAGCAGCAAGAATGCTATCACCAGCATCATTTCCGGCAGCAGGAAACGCGAGCGTCAACTCGTATGTCTGATTGCCAATAGAAGGATCAAGTCCTGCATCAATACTGAGCTGAACAAGATCGTATCCTGAAATTTCACCTGTGGTGCCATCAGAATTTGCGTTTGATACAGCAGTTCCAATCATGTTACCAATGTAATCTTTGAAATTATATGGCAACCATGCACGACTAATTTGTCCGCGAACACCAAGCATATGCTGATTGATTTCTCGAAGATGGCTAATTGTACCAATACCACGAGAAGGAGCATTGCCGGCAGCAATAGTTCCAATTTGCTCATCATCATCATTGTACACTTGAGTTACAAATGAAACATATCCGTTTTTACCGGTGAAAGTAAGCGTAGTTGTAGATCGTGATACAGTAAAGAAACGATCATTCTCATCAATAGCGTTGATTGCAGCTTCCAACTCAGTAGCTGAATTAGTAGCTGTAGATTCTGCTTTAATGGTAAAATTGAATGTTTTCTCTTTGTATCCCTGATCAAGTCGGGTGAGTTTCAGATTGATGTTACCTGTAGTAGGTAGTGAAGTAAGCGTAGTTGTTTGCTTAACTTCAGGAGAAAACAAACTAAGCTTAGCTCGTTTTACCTTATCGGCAGTAATTAATCCACTTTGGATAATAGACTCACCATCTTCATTCAACTGATAAACAGAGAATGGTTCAGTAATTTTAGTATTGCTTGTAATGTCAATAACACTACCGTCAATATCGACAAGTGCTATTTTACCGCTGTCACTACCGGGTTGTCCGGGTTCAACATCGGGCGTAGATTTAAATATATCACCTGATGTTAACAGCGCTTCTTTATTTTGGAGGAAAAGTAATCGACTCATTGTATTATTCTGTTTCGTTGAGGTTTATAAGTTGTTGTTGTTCACCAAGTTTTCCAACATCAGAAAGCATACTCTTTACAGCAAGAGCAATAATTTCATCATGTGTTTGTTCTGGCAAATCACAATCAACACTGTTACTTGAAGTGTCAACATCATAGAAAACAGTAGCTGGTTGTTTAAGATAAGTGATTAATGCAGTATCTACAACACAGTTTTGAGGAGTATAGATTGAAAACCCATCCCCAAACTCATTATAGACTACACCTTCTTTTGAAGGTTTGTTAAAAGGATCTTCTAAAATGATATTTATATCATCGTGAGGAATATATTTAGCTTGAGCTATATATGTTTTTATAACTGAAACAACGCGTCTTTTAATTTTTTCATCAATCATTTCAGTTGTAATATCTCCTTGTTTGAGAATTACTGAACCTATAGATAATAAATAGAGATAATCATCAGGTCGTTCTATATAATCAACCTCTATTGACTGAACATCTCCTCTATACAAAGCATCTTTAGTTTTGTAAGAAACAAGTGTATTAAGATCAGCAAGCCGTTTAGGAGAAGATTCAAATCCTCTCCTGAAACGATTGCTTAATGGCTCGATTCTATCCTTTACAAATGACGTAATAGCATTATTCAAATACACATCAAGTTCACCGGGAACTAAGTCACGGTTACGGTATGCTCCAACTTTATTAAGTCGAAGGAGCGCTTCTTGGTGCATTTGTTCTATTGTCATTGTTATTCAGACTTAGTTGTTTCTTCCTCTTCAGGCACAGTTTTACGCTTGGCTTTAGCAGCTTTCGCTTTGTGTTTTTGAGGATTCAATTCTCTCAACTGAGCTTTAAACTCATGGAGTCTTTTAGAATTCTTTTGTGATTTCAAAAAGTTCACCATTTCAGATTCTGACTCAGCAATCGGATCACCTTTATACATGTATGTACCGGCAATATTTTCAACAATATTGTATTCAACAAGTTCTGAAATCATAGACTTGAACTCAAGATTTTTATCTCGTACAACTTTGAGAAACTTTTCGGGGTCTTTTTTCAAAAGCCGGCTGGCAACATTCTGTCGCTTCTGATGGCTCATTTTATCTACCATTGTTTCACCGAGTGTGCGAAGAACGTATTCGAGTTGTTCTTCTTTATCAGATATCATAGCAAGTTCTTTGTAAGCATCAATTTCAAGCTGAACTTTTGTGTTCTCTTCAGTTTGAGATGCTTTAACATCATGGATATAAAACCGAACATGATATTTATTATCTGCGTCTTTTTTCGAGTTTGCCACATCTATATGTTTTGTAGCAAGCTTATAACGGAACCAGTCAATTGAGTTCTTCAAGTTACCATTTGCATCTTTTCCAACTTCAAGAAGGACACCATGAAAAGGAACTTTAAGAACAAGATCTTGCCAAAAACGCTTTGTTTTCGTTCGGGCATCACGATCTTCTTCTCTGATATCAAGATACGGATAAAGGTATTTAACCTCTTCCTCATGGTTGATGGGGCGCATGACTGCACCATCTTCAAACTGCGAACCTATACGCATTTCCTGATCTTCCTGTACTGATTTTGGAAGATGAGTATTTCGTATAATCGGTTTGATATATACGGTATGTTCATCTAATGATGCTTGTTTTTCAAGCAAGCTTTCTGAAGTATTCATATTGTTTCTTCTTCTTTGATTAATAAAAAATGCGGTTCAGCCCGGAAGAAGAATTCTTTCTCTACCGGACCTCCCCGCAAGTTGTTTAAGTTACGATAATTTACATTCTAAAATGATAGAAGTATCAAATCGCTTCAGGATAACGCCAGCTTCTTTCAAGAAGTGAACACTGAATCCATCAATGTCTGAAGATCGAAGGAAATCCTTCTGACCTTGGAATCCATTGGGAACAGTAGATCCCGCAGTAGCCCAACGCTTCATTGAACGTCCTTTACGAACAATCATCTGAAGGTTGTTTTCTCCTTCATACTGAGTCTGATCAATAAAGACCATCTTGTATGATTCAATAGGTTTTCCTGAGATGGGGTGTTTTGGAGAAGCTTGTGCTTTCGCTCCCATATCAAACAGGTTTACTCGTGCGACAGTTACTTCGTGACCATCATTGTGACGATAGATAGTGAAGTATTTACCGAGAGAAAGACTTCCGCCTTTATCATTAACAAACACACCATCGTTAAACTTAGCGTATTCGTTGTCGTTAAGATACGCTTTCATTGCGTTATCAAACTCTTCCATTCCACCAAGACCGGTATAGAGTGTAACCTTTCGGTTGTCTCCATCAGTCATTCCGTAGAAAACATCACCAATAATATTTTTGATTTTGTTTTCACTAAGGAAAGAATAGGTATCACGGTTTATAACCTGATCAAAGATACCGGGACCGATAACAACAGGCTGTCCGCGTTCGTCAACCATTGTTGAGTGACCGCTTTCATCGTAGTTCTGCTTTCCGTACCAGTAGTACATCTCGCATTCTTCCAACCATGAGATGTAATGGGTGTACTCTTCCCAATCCATCCACATGTTAGTGGTTCCTTTATTCGTCTTGAAATTGAAATCAGCAACGTAGTTAGGAGCATTACCATCCATATGGTAAGACTTACGTACCGTTGTCAATTTATGACGAATGGTTTCAGCACCTTCCCAGTTGGATTTGTTACCTCTTGACAAAGACTGACCAACAGGAGCAAACATTTGCGCCCATAGTTTACCTGCACCAAGAGAAGATGCGGGAATAAATTCAGAAGGATCATTACCAACGATCTGACAGAGATATACATATCCGCCTTCTCCGGCATATGGTTCTTCCATAATTCTAACCTGAGTATTAACACCATCGGTCAACACATAGTCCTTAATGAACCATTGATCAGGAAAGACGAGTTTGAATTTAGAGAACCCAAGACCAACTTTATCTGTTCCGGCAGGAGAAGATAACAGCGGACGGGTTTTGCGCGTACGAACTTTTACATCGTATTCGTATGCTTGTTTCTTTGACTCATAAGGGTCAACATTTCCCATACCTTGGGTCATCCAAGTTAAAGGGAATTTGTCTTTTTCCTTACCAGCTAAGTGAATCAACGAAGGAGTGATCTTCTCAGGTTTTTCCGCAAAAGCATTAGCGATTGCGTTTTGAGTAGTCATCCCCGTATCATTATAGTATGTTTTGCGTACTTGTGGCATTGTTTTCTGGGGTTTAGGGTTATATTCGTGTCAACAAATGTATGTCTTATTTCAAGTCATTTACGTCAGGAATCTCAAAATCTTCGTCTTGATTCTGAGGAGCGTTTCCGCCTCTCGCGCGATTCTTTTTAAGTTTTTCCTTTAACGAATTAGAGCTTATTGTTTTAGCTTCGTTTTTAACAAGTTTGTCAAGATTCATTCCGCTTTTAACAAGTTGAGCAACTAATAGCATTTGCTCTTGTGTTAAATCCTGAGCATCCAGCATATATTGTGATGGTTTTGTCGGATCGTTTCCGTAAAGATACTCATCAATGTTTTCATCAACCTTAATAGGAAGCTTATTACTTTTTGCTATCTCTTTAGCTTTCTCTTTTGTCTCATTGTATTGCTTGATAGCTTTTTTACGCTCTTCATCTTGCTGTTCGAGTGCTTGCTCTTTTTGAACTTTAGCATTCTTTTTCATTACATCAAGATTCCGCTGAGCGCGAGCAAAAAGTTTATCACCTTCTTCAAGTTCACCAATCTCTTCTTCAACTGCGCTATCATCATATCCCTGAGCTTTCAGATTCTCACGTACAATGTTTCGTTGAAGAGTGACATCTTCTTCTGAAACTTCAGTGTTTTCAAGAGATACTTCTTGAGAACGCATTTCAAAATAGTTATCCGGCGATCCTCCGTTTTTACGATACTCAAGGTATTCGCGAACATCATCAAATCCACCATACTCTTCATTAAACTGCTCTTCAGCTCGTTTAGTTGCAATGAGATTAACAGCTTTGTCAAGAGACTCTTCGGTATCATCAATGTTTCCAAGCTCTTCATCAGTAAATTCATATCCTGAATCAGCAAGCAAAGAAACAACAACTGAATCTTCATCATCATCTTGATTATCATTGTTTTCACTTTTGCTCTTGTCAGAATCATCATCAGAAGAACTGTCATCTGGGTCATCATCAGAATCGTCAGACTTTTGATCTTTATTGTTTGATTTTTTCTCTTTAGATGAGTCATCACTATCATCATCTATAGGAAGAGTACGATCTTCATCTTGCTTATCATCAGGATCACCAAGTACAATATCATCAAGATTGAAATCATCTTGATTTTGATTCTTTTCTTTTTCTCTTCGTTTTCTTTCTTCTTCAGTCATTGTCTCATTGTTTTGATTTAAAGTAACTCAATTAGGTACAAGAATGCCATTTTTTTACAATGATGTACTTATAGCACTTATTGAGATTTTGATTAATTTTGTTTATTCGCTTGTTTGCGTTTTATAGCTTCATCAGCTTTGTTGCTACGCTCTTTTTCACTAAGCTCTCGCTCTTTAAGACGTATATCATCTTCATGCTTTTTCTTATCGAAAGAGTCATCTTCAGGAAGAGTTTGTTTCATTTGAGCTTCTTGAAGTTTGCCATCAATCTCCATTTGCTTAATGTTTCTCTCATGTTGCATGTTCTCTTTTTCAAGATCTGCTTTTTCCTTCTCAATCTGCTCTTCCATTTCTCTCATCTGCTGACTTCTTTGAGCCTGAGCTTTTTCCATGTCTTGAATTTTATTCTTGAGTTCAGCAAAATTACGTGAACGAATAGTTTCAGCTACCGCACTCATAGGCGCACCATTCTGAACCATTGCCTGAGCAAGACCTCTCATCTGTTCTAAATCATCAAGATCACGAATATCGTTGGTAACAAATACATTGTATTCACTTTCAAGATGTTGTATTCCATCAATCTCGTAGAACTCGGCTTTATTTCCATCACTGTGATAATGAAGCTTTTTACCATCAAGCCATGCTGCTTTGGAGTAATCAAGCAAACTTTGAAAAAATACTTGTTCAAATTGACCAAATTTAAAAAAGTAATCTTCTGTAATATGAGAGCTTTGAATAACAGCACGTTCTGTAGTACCCTTTCCTTCATAAGCTCCAACCTGACCTTGACGCTGAGGGTTAATACCGGTCAAGCGTTCAACCGCTTCAAGGATAAACCGGAGAAGCTCAATGTATGAACCAATAGACTTAGCAGTAAGATCAATGTAACTTTGATGTGTTGGGGAACCACGATAGTTTTCCTTGTTATAATCAACAAAGGCTATCCCTGTTTTATCCATCCAGTAAAAGAATTCATCAAAACTTTCAAACTTAGATGGTAGAAAATTAATATCAAACACTGCAATTGTATCTCGTGATTTAGCAATAGCGCGTTCAAGACGATACATGTACACGTTAAATAAATACTGGTATGGTTTTACAATAGAAACAAGTGATATTGGACGTTTGTAATAATCACTATACACTCTTCCATTTATAGGTAGTTTGTTACCGCCATTACGTGAAAGCATTGATCGCTGCACCGGCACAGGTTCAACATTGACATAATAAGAATTGTCAATACGTGTTCCTCTCCATACTTCCTCATCCCAATACCATTCAACTTCTTCGTACTCTGCGGGCTTATAACCATCTTCAACATCATTTGTGTAGAACTGACCTGTAGTAGGATCAATTCCTTCAACAATACCTACTTTCTTTTGAGATACCCACCATACATTAAAGTATTCAATTTCAGGAAAGATGTTTTGTGGACCTTCATTTTTACCAGTTCCGTTATCAACATCAGAAACCATTAGTGTTCCCTCTGCGTTTTCTCCATTTGAAGACTCTATTTCAGCAATAACTTTTTTTCCATATTTATCCTGAAGTGCTGATCCATACCGGCGAAGAATATGAGTATGGGTAGTCGAACGTCTTCTCATTGCCCAAGAGCCATCTTCTATAAACTCTATTTCCTGATCAGGATCAAATGAAATCTGAAGGTTATCCGGAAAGTCAATGAAAAGTTCATCATCAATCAACTCAACAACAACTGTGACCATCCCATCAATAAGAAATCCCTTGAATGCTTTCTTAAGTTTGTAATTGAGATTCTTGCTGTATCGAAGATAGTTTAGCGAATGCTGTCCGCGTATTGTACGCTCATCACTATATGACTTTGAAAACTCTTCAGCAAATTCTTCATAATCAATTTCTTTACCGGAACCCTGTTGTTTGAGTTCACGCATGAATTCTTTATAAATGGCTTGCTTAAATTTTTCAAAAAGCTTTTCTCTGTATTTTGAAACAACATCATCATTGGAAGAAGTAACAGAATCAGATATCGGACGCTTTTGTTTTTCACCAGTCAGTATATCAACAAGAGGCTTTACAATATTGTAATTGGTAATATTAGGCATGTTTTCCCTGTCTTTACCAAATGGTTTTAAAACATCTTCATAATTACTCTCATTAATAACCCCATCATAAAGATCTCTAAATGATTTTCTTGCGCGTTTGCTCGAACTGTCATGGTTAGAAGCCATTTCAATTATAGCATCAACACATTGTTCTTTCCATTGTTTATCTTTTTGAGAAGAAGTTTTTTGTTGTGAAGGTAAGCTGTTAAGACTGCTCATCGGGAAACACCGTGGTATATACTTTTAAAGAATTCATCTTGTTTTTTTTCTTCTTCTGCATTTTCTCTCATTGGCTTAAACTGAAGTTCTTTCATATAGAACATAGCAATAATCAGTGAGGATACTCTATCGAAATTACCGCTTTCATTGTATTTAATCAATTCTTCAAGTAAACCAACATCATAAATAAATTCATAACGCAAGATTTCATTGTCATTCATGTCATAAGCAACCGGTTCAAGCAACCAGTCTCTCATATAAATCAACGCTTCTCTCTTACGATCTTGAGTAGCGTGCATACCAAATTTTCTGCGAACTTTTGATTTAAGTTCTTCTTTATAATCAAACTCAAACTCTCCTTCAAGCTTATGAAGCTGTTTGGTGGCACGCGCATGAGCAATTGTATTACCACGATCATTTTCAAATCCTATCTTACAATTATAATATTCAGCAAGCAAGAAAAGAGTTTTATTAAAATCAGCAAGTTTATCAGGACGACCTACATAGCTTGCAACCGGGAGACTGTGATAAGTGGGCGAGTAAGGGGTAGAACGTTTAAACACATATGCTGACCCCACACTCGTTTTATCTTCAGCATCTTCAATCGCATAAGGATCAAGCGATATAAAATACATGTTGTCATAAGGACGCGTAGTTTGAGGATTTATGATAGCTTTCTCCCAAACTCTTACAGCACCTTCAAGATTATCATTGTCTTTATGAGGATAATGGTCAAGAGGTTTAAGATCTAAATCAATTTTGAAATGAACGTCTCCATCTTTTTTATAGAGTTTCCCGCATGTACTCATATTGTCAAGCTTTTCAGCTATAACGTATGCTTTTTGCTGAGAGAGTTCGAGCGTAGGAAGAATATTCTTTCTTGTCTCCATTAATGCTTCCGCAGGAGTAAATGGCTTCTCTGCCACATACTGACTATATGCTTCCTGAGAACTTTGTTTTTTCTTTTCTCGTATCTTCTCTTCAGACTCTTTGGCAAGATAAAGATCAGAGTTCCCATCTTCATCCATGTAGCCAACTTTGTTTTTATGAATCGGAACAAAGTACCCGCAATACGTATTCTCAAGACCTTCTTCCCATTGGTTATATACAGGAAGTATTTGATAGGCTTCAGGCTTTCTAAATAATTCTTCAAGACCAACCATGTCAAATCCACCTGAACCACCGGTTCCAAAAGCAATCATTATACCTACAGTATAATCACCATCTTCAGCAGTAGAGGCTGCAATCGACCATGATTTTATCAAGTCTTTAAACTTACCAGCTTCTTCCCATAATGTAAGTTTGGAAGAACCACCACGAGACTTATCAGGGTTATTATGAAAACCAACACCACGTATCGAATTCAATCTTCCCGCATCAATCTCTTTACCATCTACAACTTTTGTATAACCAGCTTGCTTATACAAATTTTGATCAATAAGGAAAGGCTGACCCCACGGGCAATGTTCATTATTATGATAAACTCCAACCCATGTCTTGTCTAAAAGTGCATCACCAAACAGATAATCTTCATCATAAGCAAACGCGTTATTCATTGTGTTGCGTAACAAATGAAAATTTCGAGTAAGCATTGCAGCACCTTTATACGAAAATCCTTTACGTCGGGCTTTGACACATACAAGATGTTGACCACCAATCTCCACATATTCAGGAGCAACATCAACTCCAAGGTTAAGTGTCTTGTACTTTTCAATTTTCATTCCGAATTCAGCAATATGAGTAAGCCAAAACCAATCATAATCTCCATCCCAGAAGGCAGGAAACTCTTTGACCTTCTTTGCAGATTTCATTGACTTTCCTTTGACAATAGTACGCTGTATTGGAAAGAAATTAAGATACCAGTAATGATATCCTGTAATCTTTTGACCACCTATCGAGTATCCTTCAATGCATCGTCTTTTCTGCTCTACCCAGTAATCGTACCAATCTTTTGTACCCCGCGGAGCATCATTATAAAACCCACCATCATTAAATCCTCCTGAAGAGCGAAACTGATTGGCGGCTGGGGAGAAAAGATTAGTATTTACCAGCATTTATTCTATTATTTGCCAGTCATCTGATAACATGTCTGTGTTTGAGAAGCAAGCCAACCGGTAAGAACTTTCTTATCTGCTGTCCACATGCGAATAGACCCATATGTATCAAACGTACTTTTCCCTGTTTCACTTTCAATAACTTCACGAAGATTAGGATCGTTAATTACTTTTGTGGGAATATTATCGTTTGCAGGAAGCAGGAACAAAAACATGTTTTTTCCATTCCATCCTTTACGTGCAACGCGCTTACCCTTCTTTAAAGCCTCAAGAGCCAATCCGAATGAAAGACCAGTTGTTTTACGATAAGCATCATCGAATTCTTTCTTAGGACTCCATGAAATATATCCTTCATGGTTTGGATGTACTTTGTTATCACTGTTTAGATATTCTACCAAGTATCCTTTATCAGATGGATCTTCATCTTCCGGTATTACCCAACCTCTATAATTGTTGTATTCTCCGCGAGTCATTGGAGTTGCTTTAATAAGCTTTGTTCCAATGTATTCTTTCATGTCATTATTCTTTATCATTGTCCTTTATTTATTAGTTCGATTACTTCTTCGGGTGTTTCTCGGCATGTAACTCCAAACTCAGCATTAAATGTAGAAATATGGGTAGTTCCACTCTTGTTGATGTATATCTCAAAAATATTATTCACATTAACATATATGGGTTTCCATTCAAAAAGCTCAAATGAGTTATCAACATTGATACCCATTGATTCAAAATTCGGTCTTTCATCATCTTGATAAAATGCACCATGAATTTTAATAAACTGAACCATACTTAATCATTAAATTCGTTAATAACAACTCCTCTACGAAGCTTTTCTTGTGAGACTTCTTCTTCATTACGAACTTTCTTTTCAAGCTTCGATATCTCATCTGCTGCATTGGAAAGTTCCTTCATCGTACTCAATACATCTTTGGGTTTATACACCGCACTCCCTGAATTTGTACGCTCATTAAAGTCAACAGTATCAAAAAATGTTTTAATCCTGTGGAGAAGGCTTTGAGCTGAATCCAGAGAGCGAGTTAATGGTGTATGGGATAATACTTTATACTTTTCAAGAGCATCACAAAAAGCTTTTGATTCAACAATTTTATGATCACTATTAAGAACATCCTCAACAACCTTTGTAACCCTCATATCTTCATTGTACTGAGAATATGAAGAAAGAGGATTAACAAGATGATACATTGCGGTTAAACACTCAAGATGTTTAGAATGGTTCAATATAGCTTCAAAAGCCTTGATTTTTACAAGGTATGGTGAAACAGTAAGCTTTTTTGTCTTGATATCGTATTCAAGCATTACTCGATAATTCCTTTGGTTTCTCTTTCCAAACGCTGTACAGCAAATACAGAACTCTCATGAAAAACCACAAGCCGTCCTTCATTGGTAACAATCTCCATTGGTTGCGATCCGGGAATAAGATATACGACATCCCCCACCTCAAAACGTTCCGAGGAAGACAAAACAAGTCTCATATCACTCTTTGCATTTTTCATTTGAGAGGTATCAATCATCTTACTGATATCCTGTATTCTCATTGCTACATAACCGGGAGCAAGGATATGGGTTTTAATCGGTAACTTACTTCTGTTGGGATCAATTTTTACTCTATCCATAATACTATTGAGGTGTTAAAATTATATTTCCATTTCTTGTGAACATCTTTACACGATATTGATATCCAAACAATTCAATCTCTTCCCCAGAGACTAACTTACGTACCTGATTAACCGGCTTATTCTCATCGACTGGCTCAGCGATCTTAGCTAACTTGTTTTTAGCCTCGCTTTCAAGGATTGTTTTTGTTGGGTCGGGAAGAGGTTGATTTCCCTCATCATTTCTATTTTCCATCTTCTTCTTTAGCTTTGTTCTTGGTTTGCCTGTCAACTTTACGCTGCAGGAATTCACTTACTTCAAACTTTCCGAGATACCGGACATGAGAAGTTTCTTTTCGCTTCATTGCCTCTGCTGTAGCATGAAACTGAGACTTAACAGCTTTCTCAACTTCATTAATCTCAAGTCCATACTTCAAGGCAATAGAACGTATAATTTCATCCTTTGTTTGTCTAACTTCACTCATCTGCCCATAAGAAATCAAAGGTTATACTATCAACCCTATTAATTATCTTACGAATCACATAATGGAATTGATACTTAGGCTCTTTATTCTCCTGATTAATTACTTGTTTAGACTTGAGCTTGGCAATGTAGGTATTTAAAAACACATAGTCGGACTTACCCATCTCATTTGCTATCTGTTTTTTACTGTCAGTAGAAAAGGCATAACTACCAGTATTCATTTCATATTCAATAAACCGAACAAGAATATCTATTTCTGTATCAGTTAAATTAAACATACCGTTCAGCAATCGTATGGCTTTTGGAACGGTTGCATTCTTAAATTGTAGTTTCATTTCTTCTTCCGGGTTGAAACTGTTAATAAATCTTTAACAGAAGATATACTCTTCTTATATAGAAGTCAAGCATATAATCCACGGGGTCTATTTAACCCCCCCCACTCTATTATCCCCCCCCCTACATACATAATTCGGGTACTTTTATGAGACGAGGACCACCTTGAGTAAATCCCCCATCAGGTTCGGACATTCAAACTATCCCCCCTAATATATTCAAAGAGGTTACAAAATGAACGAACTTTTTACGCAACTCAAAAATGAATACAAAGTTTCTGATCCTGAAACACAATTTAAGAAAATGCCGAAAGGCGACTTCGTATCCGTAAATACCACGGACAACGAAGGAAACGAGGTATTTCTTGTTGCGCATAAATCAGCAATAAGAATGTTGTTTGGTCTTGAAGAAGTACCAGACGATAGAACACTCAAATTGGTCGACAAAGGACCAAAACTTGATTCAAATGATCGTGAATACCGAAAGGTAGTTCTCGGTGATTTCACGGATCGCAAGAGCTTGAAAGAACTCGACTGGCTCAATTAGTCTCACACAAATCTCCTCTCGTGCCACCAAAGGCATGAGAGATTTGTGATTATAATTGTTAACGATTTAAATAAGGTAGAGGAGAGTAATTTCTCCTGTTTGCTATTATAATTGTTAACGAAATTATGTTAGAAATCATGTTAGAAATCGTGCATTTATTGCTCTAAAACCTAACGTAATTGACAACTCATAAGCTATTGTTTATTAAATGTTTAACTTGTGGTTGTTAATAGATGATTAGCCCTGTCAAGTACTATTTACCCTTCATTTACCAATAGGGTAAAATAGATTGATTTATTGAATTATAACACTAACCAACAAATTGAGGATTAATAAATTACATTCTATTGAAACTATTTGTATTTATTTACGAGATGTAGAGAATCCCTAAGAAATTAATCTTACATGATTCTCTTGGGTTGATGTGTTTTAGTGGACCAGTTCATTCCATGTACCCTTATCCACTATTATTCATCAACTATTTGTGTCAATATCGGTGAAAACTCAGCATCTATGTACAATCGTGATGCTTACAAACCGACTTCTACAATGGTGATTGTCGTGGGTTTCACGCTCTTTCCATCGGGATCAACTCGTTCCCTGTTGAGTTGCTGACAGATTTAAGGTAAGGCATTACTCATGCGATAGCAACATGTATGAGATATGTAATTACATAAAAGATATGTATGATACATGTATAAATGGACAATATAGCACTTGTTTAATTACACATAGATTATACATATAAAGAATAGATTAGCGAAACTACCATGATGGGGGGATATACCCACATGTAGTGAGAAACAAAGGGATTGAGGAATATTAGTACTCTTCCGGAAGACTCGGAGTTTTTAGTTGTTTTTCTTGTCAACAGAATAAAACAACAAATTGCGTTTCTACAATAATAACATTGATCACGATAAGAAATATGTTATTAAAAAAACATTGGAATTTTATACAAAAGAGGTACAATCATGATTTATGAATTAGTAGTATTCACATTAATAACATTGATTGCATATTTTGCAGTCATATTTTTCATCAACAAAACAGTTCATCAGAATGGCGAACCGCAAATTGATGAATCATCATACGATTTTAAAAGTCGTATTAATAAGAAGATTAACCAATACGAAAAGATTGCTACTGTTCAAGCGGTAGTAATTTATGTAATCTATTGTTTACACATCATTGTAACAATGTGGTCTTTTACAATGCTTTCATCATATACAACGGGTGTTATAGGAGCTATCTTTGGTACAATTGCAATTGTGTTAGGATTATATTTTAGACAAGAATACAAAGCTAAAAGACCATGAATATGGAATTGTTATCCGCAGCAAGCCTTGTAATAGGCTTGCTGATTGCACTCTTTATAGAGTCTTTTGAATCATCTAAAATAAGAAAAATAGCTCTTGCTATAATGATTGTGTTTATCACAATTGGAGTAGTAATGGCATTATTACTAAACATATAGAAATTTTTATGCTGGCAGCTAACGAAATTGAAGTAAGAAATGGAATTCACATTATGTTCAATAATGATGGTTCTACAACTGTATTCAACGACAATACAGGAGTAGTCATTGAGAAAAACATAAGAGGTGAGGTTTTATTTCAAGAATCAGATAATGTGTATGTATCAGCTGTTCGCGGTATGATACAGTATGGAATGAATAACTTTGTCAAAGCGCCATTGCTTGACATTGATTTGTTCATCAACCCGATAATTCCAAATATGAGGGCTTTATAATGAAAACAAAAGAAGAAATCTACGAGGCTCTTGATGAGCTTCGTAGAAAAGAAGAAGAATTAGAGATTGTAACAGGTTTACTTGAAAAAGCATCAAGTGAAACTAATGAAAACGATTTATCAGTTTGTCTTTATGGACAAGCTGATACACTTCAACTATCTATTGAACAAGCATTGTTCGGAAAAGATTCTAAAGGATCATCAATTAGAATTAATGTTAGATTTAATGAGTTTATTGTAATTGGGCAAATAGTAAAAGATCAACTGGAAATTGAAATTGACAAGCTTAATAAAAAACTTAAAACTGTACTTAATATATATTAAGTCAGTAAAAAAAAAGAATTCTTGTCGGTTTTTTATTATTTTTAATCAAATGGGGATGTGTGTAATTGGCATCGACATTACGTAGTCGTTATAATTATCAACATGACATCTTGGAAAGACAAGAATGTCAATGCAAATGACACTAAAAAAGAAGCATCTATATTTAATCTGTTCGGAGCAACAAAAGTTGTTGCTGCCTAAAATAGGATTAAATATCAGGGTTTAGCCTAACCTTGTTACCCAATAGGCGATACCACAAGAGTTATTGGCTATACCAATTATCTAACCAAATAACATTAACATGTTGTTTGATAGTAACATGAGGAGGCATCCTTTATATGCAAAATTGTTGTAACCGAGTAATTATAATAGAACGATGATGGACCGGGGTTCGACTCCCCGCATCTCCACAATTAGTAACAAGTAGCTTAAAATTAAATGCTATCGTAACAGTTAAAAAAGAATGTCATTGTAGTGAGATAACAATGAAATATATAGTGAAAAAGCATGTATATGTGGGTAAGTATTTAAATTAAAATCACTTTACCTCAAAGAACGAAGCCTATTGCCTTGACTGGTAGTAGGCTTTTTTATTTTAATCAAAAAGGAGTAGTTATCATTACAATGAATTGTATTATGAGCAAAAAATTACCGTTGGAACATAGGCTTACAGCAGTAGAGAAACAAGAGCTATTGCGAGAAAATGCAGGTAACAATTATTCATATTGGTGTCTTTTAAATGAACGTCTGCATTATCACACAACAGTTTATGATTTGCTAACCCAATCACACCTATTCTTTTTAAACTATAACCAAAGGCTATTGAGGAGTAACCTTAACGGGTGGAACGGATAAATCCCTTTAGTCTTTGGTTTTTTATTAACCTAATCAAAATACCTATGGAAATAACAGAATCGTACTGTGTAGTACGAAATCGTGAAACAGGTGATCGCTCACGATTCTTCAAAAAGTTCAGTACTGCAAATGATCGTACTGGAAAGGATAATACAGTCATGACTCGTACTATGTATGAGCAAACATATGACGCTGTAGATCCAAAAGATCCCAATCATAAACAAAACAACTTATCATAAAACTAATAACGATTATGAAAACTGCAAAAGTAGCAAACATCGTAGGAATCAAACCAACCAAAAGTCCTAAAAAAGTTCAATTACATTTCACGCAAGAAATTCAGAAAGTAAAAATTTCTGCATTACAACTTGCTAATGAAGATGATGAGCGTTTTGGATCAATTAAGCCACAACATGCTTGGATGAATTTTGAAGTATCGAATGCGAGAAAGCTTTTTCCTTTTTTAAATGAGGACATTGACTTTGTTGAAGAAAACGCAGATGAGTTACTCAAAGAAAATGAAGAACATCCTCTTGGGTTTAAGCATCAGGCAGTAGCTACTCATGATGGCAACAAATACCGGTTTAATATCCGTATTGTTGAAACAACTGAGATCAGTAAAAACAATGCTGAATGGCAAATTGCTAATCTTGATCGTGTCTTTAAGCAGAACGGTGAAGGTGATTATTGTGTCACTGAAGAAGGGTTTGGTATTATTACTAACAAATTAATCGAAGTAGGAGATGTTGATCACCAGTATATTTCTCATGCTGGCTTTACAACTGAGTATGAAGATTTACTATACCATTATGACGGTATGGTGTGTAAAGGATCAAATGTTGAAGTTGTCGAAGAGGCAATGGAAACAAATTCTCCTGTCATTGCCTGATAAGGCTTGATTTACGTTGGGGAGGCAGGTAAGCTGCTTCCTCATTTTATTTTGAATGTTAATTGTTAGAACTATGTCTGAAGTAATAGATACCAAAAATACCCAAATGACTGTTTACAAATATCAGAACAAAACGGTTCCAATGAGTGAAATGCGTAGTGAAGAGAAACTTGCTGCAATGATTAGTTTGTTGAATCGTGCTGAAAAAGCCGGTCAGAAAATGAATGAAGCAATTACAGATAAAAGACGAGCTGAAAAGCAGATTGAGATTCAAGATTCTCGTATTGTCACATTCAATACGTTAATGGAAAATCTTCGTCATTTTCTCGAAAGAGATGATGATATTACTGTTACCGATAATATGTCGGTTAAAGAGCTTCATGATATAAGACAGAAAATACTTGAAAATTGGAAACACCGAGTTACTGCATAAATTTTATGCATAACTTGATTTAGTGTAAAGAAATTCATTATATTCTTTCTGTGTCAACATTAGTCTTGAAGGCTTAATTGTTTTTGAGGTTTGAGCCGGAGGTGAAATACCCTCTGGCTTTTTTTATTCATGTATAATTTATATATAGAAATATGGAATCAAACAATGATGTAACTAACAGAAAACTATGGGTTTATGATTTAGAACAACTTGTAAATTTCCATAGTGGAGTATTTATTAACGTTGATACTGATGAGATTAAAGTATTTTATTTACATGATAGCGTTACTACATTAAAAAATATACAAGACTATAAAGAATTTTTACTTAATGAAGTAAAAGGGCTTATTGGATTCAATAGTAAAGGATATGATTCATTTCTTATTGACAAAATATTAACAGCTAAAAATTTCTTCTCCGTCTCCCACCTTATATCAATGTTGTATAAAGAGGGTAATCGCGTTATTCAAGAAAATGTTACTAATTGGAAACCTCTTATTCCGGATCAAGATTTGTTTCGGATGATGCATTTCAATAATAAAGCTCGTTCTACAAGTTTAAAAGCTCTTCAAGTAGCTATGAAGTGGTATAATGTACAAGATATGCCTATTCATCATTCAACTTCTGTTACAGAAGATATGATTGATGACATATTGAGTTACAACAAAAATGATACGTTATCAACTCGTCAGTTCTATACTGAAGTACATGATCTTATTGATTTAAGAAGACAACTTTCTCATAAATACAACAAAGATTTATTTAGTGCTGATGATCCTAAGATGGGAACAGAGATTTTCATGTATTATCTCTCTCGACATTTAGGTATTCCAGAGTATAAACTCAGGAAAATGCAGACGCGCAGGCTTACTGTTGATTTAAAAGATTGCGTGATTGATGGACTCAGATATAATTCTGATAAAATGAATCGTGAAATCATTGATTATTATAGCAATATGGTTATTACAACTAATGTTAATAACCCTAAAGCTAAACCTACTTCAGTTGCTAAAGACGTTGTGTATAAGGGATTCAAATATAGCTTTGGCGCAGGAGGAATACATGGTGGTAAGCGTGGAATATTTGAAGCTGATGACAATCATATTATCAGAACAGTAGATGTTGAATCATATTATCCAAACCTTTCTATTAAAAATGGATTTTATCCTGAACATCTTGGTAAACGATTTTGTGATGTTTATGAAAGCATTTTTGAAGAGCGTAAGCTTTATCCAAAGAAAACACATTTTGCATTTAACTATGCTTATAAAATTGCTCTTAACGGAACATTTGGAAAGAGTGGTGATCAATATTCTCCTTTCTTAGATCATAAATTTCTATATCAAATTACCATTAATGGTCAAATACTATTAACTATGCTTTCTGAACGACTTCAGGATGCTGGGTTTGAAATGATTATGATCAATACAGATGGTATGGAATTTAAAATTCTAAAAAACAGAGTTGAGCTATTTGATAACATTTGTAAAGAATGGGAAAAAGAAACTAAGCTCAATCTTGAATATGATGAGTACAAAGCACTCTATATTCGCGATGTTAATAATTACATTGGTTTGTTTAGTAATGACAGTGTTAAGCTTAAAGGTGATTTTGAAATAGATAAACAATGGCACAAAGACCCATCATTCAGAATTGTACCTATTGCTGTTAAAGAATATTTCGTTAATAAGCGATCTATTGAACGTGTTATTACTGGTCAACCTTTTGAATTTATCAATGATGATGAAAAAGAGACTACTGATCATTTTGATTATATGGGTAGATATAAAGGAACCAAAAAGTTTACAGTGATCCTCAATGAAATTGAAAATAATAGCATGTCTGAAATAAAATTAAGTAAAACAGTTCGCTATTACATTACCAAACGATCAAAAACACTTTACAAAGTATCAGATAAATCACGTATAGCTATTGAATCTGGTTGGAATACTCAACCTATGAATTTATATGATCCTAAGCATGATTTTAAATTCGATCTAAAGTATTATCGAAAAGCAGCGAGAAAGCTGATTGAAACAATTGAAATTGAACACCGACAACAACGATTATTATGAGAAATGAAACCGATTAGTAAAATAATCAATGCAATAGGTTCAAGTTTTGATAAAAAACGATTTTCACGACAAGTTGAAAATTTTACTGCTTGGAAAGATGCTGGTTATAAAGGAACTATAGTTGGAGCTACTGGTTATGGTAAATCAATGGTAGGTATGTTAGCTGTTCGACATATGTTTAAGCAATTTCTAACGCAAGATGTATTAATAGTTGTTCCAAGTAATTTTTTACTTGAGCAATGGAAAAAACATCTTAAAGAACATGAACTTGAGAACGTAAGAGTAATGACCATTCAGGCGTTAATTCGTACTACGGAAAAGGCGACATTACTTGTACTTGATGAAATCCACCGGTATAAAGCGGAGGAATTCGGTAAAGTATATGATCGCGTATCTTACCAATACGTTCTCGGATTAACAGCTACTCTTGACACTTCTGATCCTAAATATGATATCATCAAATGGAAATCTCCTGTTGTTGATACTGTTACAGTTGAAGAGTGTCATGAGAATGGCTGGATATCAGATTACATTGTTATGGTCATGCCATTAAAACTGCAAATGAAAGAACAACAAAAATATGATGAATATCATCGTAAGTTTGTACGATTCTTCGGACAGTTTGGTCATGATTTTAACATGATGAAACGAGCATTAAATCCAAAATACCGAAAAGGTATAGCTCGAAAACTTAGATGGACTGAAGACCGAGTTGCAATAGCAGCTTCAAATGGTTTTAGGTTTATGGGAAAACGAAGGGAAGTTGTTGAAGAAGCCAGTAACAAAGTTGCTATGGCTGACAAAATACTAAGTCACTTTACTGATAGGAAAATTGTAACGTTTAGTAAAAAGACCTATACAGCAAATCAGCTTTCACAAAGTGAAGGAAGAGCAGCATATCACTCAAAATTACCTACACTTATTATTGATAAGAAAACTGGTAAACAAGTCGGAGAAAAGCTTGAAACAGAAGGACGAGCGATGTATATCGTAAACGGTTTACCGGTATCAGCAAAAAAACTTGATCTTAAAAAGTATGAGCGAATATCAGCTAAGCGTCAACTTGATCAAATCATTAAAGATTTTGAACAAGGTAAATACTATGCTCTTAACACAGCACAGGCAATTGATGAAGGAGCTGATATTGAAATGATTGATTTCCTTCTTACAATAAGTGGAGATTCTTCTTATCGCAGAGCTACACAGCGTAGAGGACGCGGTACGCGTAAGTATGGTGATAAGGTGACTATAGACCTTCACTTATACCTTGAAGACACTCCTGACGAGAAATGGTTAAACTCACGACTCCATGGAGTAGGTAATATTCAAATAGTACATTCAATATCCGAGATCGAAGATGCGTTGACACAGAAATTTGTCACGTAATTTAATAACTAATATGATAGAACACCCCGGAAAGTATGTAAGCTTTCTAATTGATCACAAGATTACAGAACGTCAGTTTCTCTTGTGTTATTTGCTCTACACAGATGGAGTAAAACGTCTTCCTGATGGCAGATTTAAGTACATTGATAAAAAAAGAGCAGAGCAATCAAGCCCTATTGCAAATATGTATCGCTTTATAGATTATTGCAATAAAGAATTTGATGAACCTGCTTGGTCTAATGAAGATCTTGATGTGCTTATTAAACGTGGATTTGTTGAACGTCATGGTAATAGCAAATCTCCTGATATGCTTAAACTTACTGATAAGTTCATTGATTCACTATTTGCCACAGATACTGAATTTGAGCAGTTTTGGGATAGTTACCCGTCACACATTGATAACTTCACCCACCATAGCGGTCCTTCTATACCATTAAAAGTGACAGATAAAGAAAAACTTGAAAATAGGTTTTTGAAAATTGTCAGGACAAAACAGGCGTTCGCTGAATTGATGGGAATGCTCGAATGGGCAAAAGAAAACAATCAAATTAATATGAACATTGAAAATTATTTGACCAGTGAGCAATGGAAAGAAACAAGAAAACTCAAAGAAAAGTATCAAGAAAAATCAGGATTTCTTGGATCAGACGAATTATGAGTTAGAAACATATCAGTTTACTCATATATCTGATGCTTACGATAGTGCTGTCAATCGAATTGATGCATATCGAAGAGGGGAAATTAAACCTCTCCATGTTGGATTTCCACGATTAACAAAAGGTCTTGGTGGTGGGGTGCATGAATCGACGATTTATGTAATAGGAGGAAGACCGGGAACAGGTAAATCAACTATTTGTAATCGCATATTGTTTAATATATGTGATTGTAATGATGATCAAGATTTCATGATCTTGTACTGGAACTTTGAGATGCCAAACTGGCAACAAGTTTTTAGAGAGATTTCAGCTAAACAAGGCTACACTATGGATGATTTGCGAAGTGCGGAACACCGTATTGCAGTTGAAGAAATGGCTAAAATTCGATCTATGAAAGACTTGTTTTCAAGTTATCCTCTTTATTTTAATAACTCTCCACGAAGCGCTGAGTTCATAGAAAATGCAACAAAGAAAATTTACATTGCAGAAAAAAAGAAAAATCCGAAGATCAAGCTTATCAATGTATTTGATCATTCAAGGTTAATTACTTCATCTAACGAAAGAGATGAAGAAAAACGCATTACTAAATTATTCTCTATGTCTCATGGTCTTAAAATAGACTATGGTATATCATCAATAATTCTTTCCCAGCTTAATCGTAACATTGAAAATACTAACAGAATAACAAACCTTGGACCAGTTCCTCAAGGATCTGATTTCTTTGGTGCTGATTCTGTACAACAGTATGCCAATGTTGCTATGATTATCCAGTCTCCTGATATGTATCAGGGTCTTGGTTCTTATATGGGTATTCCTCGCAAAATATTTGAAGGAAAAGCTTTTTTACACATTGTTAAAAACCGTGATGGAAGTCTCGGATGGATAACATACAAGAAGCAATTTCAGAATTATCAAGTGGAAGAATACTCAAAAAAAGAATGGAAAGAATTAGTGAAACAGGGGTAACTTTTGTATATTATTCATCCTTTCTAATCAATAAAAATAATACTTTATGGCAAGAGGATTACTTACAATTGGACTAACTGGAACAGGCAAAACACACGCTACTCAGTTCCTTGATCCGAATGAAACATACTTCATAAATTGCGCGAATAAAGACCTTCCATTTAGAGGTTCACGCAAGATGTATAATGTCGACAAGAAAAATTATGCATCTATAATTGAGTCGGAAAAAATTGAGCAGTTCATCATTACTATATCTAAAAAGGCAACACATGTAAAAGTTATTGTTGTAGATGATGCTCAATATATCATGGCAGATGAGTTTGTCGAAAAAGCCTTGGAAAAAGGATATGATAAATTTACCATGATGGCAAAGCATATGTATGATATCATGTCTCCAAGATTTCTTAAAAGTCTTCGTGATGATCTGACTATTATCTATTTGTCTCACAGTGAAGAGACAAAAGATGGTACGAAGATGAAGACGATTGGGAAAATGTTGGATGAAAAGGTAACTCTTGAAGGGTTATTTACCGTGGTTCTCCATACACATGTGGAACATAAAGGTCCGGGAAAGCCAAGTACATACAAATTTCTCACAAATACCGATGGGTATTATATCGCAAAATCTCCGCAAGGAATGTTTGACGATATGCTTATCGACAACAACTTCAAGAATGTATTGAAAAAAATGGACGAGTATTACAACTCGTAAATTATACTTAAAACACACAAAACTCTCTTATTATTATGGGCTACAATTTCGATGCTCTCAAAAAAGTAGAAACATCAAACCCTCGTGGTGGAACTTCAAATTACGATCTGAAGTATTTCAAGAAGAACAATCAGTTTGCTGTCGGAACCGGCTTCTTTGAGGAAAACAATCTCGAAGACAAAGGAATGACACTATTCAACAGTCCAAATCCAAGCGATCCTGTGTTTATCGGTCTTGCTCCTGAAGAGGATTCAATCTTTCTGAAAAAGAAAGAAGGCGCTGAAAACAAAGGTCGTCGTGTTACGAATCGAATGCTGAGAAAAGCACTCGACAACGCCGGTATCAAAACTGTTGAAATGAAACTTGAAGCTGCCGGAGAACACGAAGATTACGAAATGTTCGTTGTTAAACCTGTTGAAGAATCGGGTTTGTACGAAGAAGATGAGTCTGAGGACGATGAAGATCTCACTGTAGAAGACGAGATTCTTACAGGCGACGAAGGGTAATCAACAAGCCGGTACAGGTATAATACTTGTACCGGTATTTTTTTTTCAAATTTAACATAATTGAATTCTATGGAAGGTTTTAATGACGATAAAGAAGTACTACAAGACGACGTAAAACTTTATACAGGTCTTGCAAAATGTGATGTAGTAGCTTTGAATCCAACAATGACGGAAGCTGAAAAACTCGGTATTTCGATGAACAAAGAACCGGTATATGCTGATCAGGATGATGAAGGCAATGCTCGTGTTCGACATGATGTATGGGTTCAGTTACCTACTGATACACCTACATTCACGAAAATTTCATTCTTTCTTACTGATAAACCTCGCAAATCAAAGAGTGAGAAGTTTCAGTGGAAAAATGAAAAAGGTCAGTTTGCATGGTCTGTTGAAGAAGCATCAAATAAATATGATTGGTTTTCCGATAAAGGAGAACGTAAAGCATATCCTGATGAAGAAGCTCTTGATAATTTCATGAGAATGTGGGGTAACGCAGATGCTAATGCATCATTCAATCATGATTATCGCAAAACATTCAATAAGGGAGAACCTATTGAGTTTGGTGATATTTTTGAATACATCAATACACGCATGTCTAACAACAAAATAGATGTGCTTTTGATTATTCAGAATGGTCAATATCAGGGAGTTTACAAAGGTAAGTTCGGACGCGGTAACGCCAAAAACGTTCGCATGTTTAATAGCTATCTCAAAAAGCAAAAAGAAAGCTCTGAGAAAAGCGGATATAACTTTAACCTTGAGTTTCAAAACTCACTCAAGCTTCAAGAATATACTATTGATCCTGATCAAGTTTTTGAAACGGTTGATGAACAACCCGGCAAAGCAAAAAAAGGTGATAGCTTTAAAGATGATGAATTACCTTTTTAAATAGTCATCTCATTGTTATTATGAGGGGGTAACAAACCCCCTCTTTTATTATGACAATCGACGGATTTAATAAACAGTTGACACCTGAATCTGTTTTACGCCAAGTCTCTCAAAAACAGATCTTTGAGCATTATCTGGGAGCATCCATTTCTGAAAATTATAAAATACGGTCACCGTTTAGAAGTGATTCTAATCCATCATGTAGTTTTGCAAAACTTGGAAATGATTGGGTATTAAAAGATTTTTCAACAGGTGATTCTTGGAAGTGTTTTAAATTTGTTATGGATATGTTCGACATATCTTTTACTTCAGCTCTCAATAAGATTCATGAAGACATGAATTTGTTTGAAGTTCAACAACCGGTTATTACTGAGTTCAAACAATCAGAATATGTAAAAAGAACCAAACCGCGAATTGTTGTAACTACTCAAGAGTTCACAACTTTTGATCAAAAATATCTTTCTCAATATGGTATAACCAGAGAGCTTTGTAATAAATACAACGTGTATAGCATTAGAAATGCATGGATGAATAATCGTCATGTTGCTCAATACACGAAATCAACTCCGACTATTGGTTATTATTTTGGAACCGATGAAAAAGGTAATCATAAATGGAAACTCTATTTCTATACCTCCACCAAAAAACGATTCTTGACAAACACTAATCGCATTCAAGGTTGGGTGCAGATCCCTGATAGAGGAAATCATCTTGTTATTACCAAATCACTCAAAGATGTGATGGTCATTGACAAATTAGGATTTCCAACAATAGCTCCACAGGGAGAGAGTTTTGTATTTTACGATTACATTATTGATTCATTAAAACAACGATTTTCAACGATCCATGTACTTTATGACAACGATAAGGCAGGAAGAGAAAATGCTAAATTTTTAAAAGAAAAGTATGACCTGAATATCATTTTCCTCGATGAGGCAAAAGATATCAGTGACTTGGTAAAAGTAAAAGGAATTTTACATGCAAAAAAAACAATCCATAAATCCATTTATAGATCTTGAATTTATTCAAGAATTAGAAGTTCCGAAATACCCGCTTCGGATGCCTGTTACAAAAAGCAGGAACAAGCGATACTTTAGATTAAAGTACAGCAAAGTAAAGGGTGAAAAAATATGGAAGCCAAGACCGCTTCCAAAAAAACATCAACAAAAATTAAAAGCCGGTATCTATTCAGTAAATAAAGGATACCTCAGAGATGGTAATAACAATAAAGTTGTTGCAAATACCCTATCTCACGGCACTCCAAAGTATGAAGGGTATAGCGGTAATGATTTCAGTTCCGGAAATTACCATCCGTATCGAAGAAATGCTCTTGTAGCTTATCTTAAAGATTTCTATCGACCATTTGTACGGACTCTTGAAAAAATGCATGGTGATGTTCCAATACGAGTTGTAACCATCATGAAAACAACACTTGATCAAAATACTCAAGACGCTTCAAATTATTGGTTTTATTATAAATATTTTGAAGACTGTTTATTTGAAACAAACCATCCTGTAACAGGAAAAAGTATTGATCCAATTATACCCGATGACTCATTTGAATTTGTAAGTCAGCCGGGATCAGGTCCATTATTTGTACCTGTTAAAAAGCTCACACAACGAGCATTTATTTTTCAATTTTATAAAGATTTACGACATGAATACAGAACTGCTATCAGGTCTTAACCCTGAAGAATACAAAAATCCATTTGAACATCTTGATATCAAAAAAGAGCATCTTCCAATGCTTTCACTTACTTACTCAGATGAAGATGGTGAAAGTGTAGAAGTTATTGTTAGCAACCGGTATCGCGTGACTGATATTACAATGGAAGCATATAAAGCAATTCCCGCAGTACGTCAGTCAACACTCAAAGATGTATTTGATGATCCATCAAAAGTTGATAAAGAATACGATCAAAATAAAGGCATGGAGCTTGGAAGTTTGGTTGATTCTATTATTGCCGGTACATTCAAGGAAGATTATTTTGTTGGGGGGGAGACATCCGTTAGCGATACCATGAAAGCTATGATTGAGGAAGTATTTAATATTCAGAAACAACAAGCTTTTGTTGATAATTCTGAAATTCCTGATTACATGGAAGAAGCTACTATTATGCTTGCTCGTGATAAATTCCAATGGAACATGAACTGGGGAAAAGATACTATTGTCAAACATTTTAATTCGGGTTCCAATAAAGGAACACAAGACGGTTTGGACTATTATAATTTCCTGTTATTAGCTGATGGTAAAATAATAGTAAGTCAAGACAAACTTGATGTAGCTGAAGACCTGTCGAAATATATCAAAGATAATTATGGTAAAATTCTTGAGGATTCAGGTCGTCAAGTAGCATATGTTGGAGATGTACGTATCATATACAAGAAGAAAGAAGTAGAAATGACGCTTAAAGCGCTCATTGATATTGATGATGAAAGTAGAGTATACGATCTCAAAATTATAGGTCGTAGTCTTAATTTATTTGGTCCATCTTATTATCGCGGATATGGATATAGGTATCAAGATACTGTATATCATTTGCTAACCGGTAAACCATTTTATTTCATGTGTGTTTCCACCGCTTATCCTCAAGCTATGTTTTTACGTTCTCTTGATGAAGATGAGAATACTGGTCAACGATATTTTGAAAATATCATTTCTCATGTAAATGAAAGAGGGTATCATCAAATAGGTCTTGCTACGATGATAGCTGAATTCAAATACTATCAGAAAAACGGATTTACTATTCCAAGATCAGTACGAGATAATCCTGTCGGAACTATCTCAGAAAATGATGAGAAATATTCTCATTTAACATTCTTTAAAAAATGATAGCATTTAATGTACTCTCTAATGTTATAGGGGAGAAATGGGCTAAGCTCTTATACAAAGAGTTTAAAAAGTCCTATATGGTTAACTTGAGCGTTCTTCTTAAACGAGAACGCTCTCGTAATATCGTTTATCCTCCTCAAAAGGATGTTTTCAACGCTTATAAATTGACTCCTTATGACGATATTAAGATTTTGGTATTAGGACAAGATCCTTATCATCAACCAAATCAAGCACATGGACTTGCGTTTAGTGTTGCTGATCCATACATAACCACGCCTCCCCCATCACTCAGAAATATTATGAAAGAGGTTGAAAAAGACATAGGATTCAATATGAGTCTTACTGATCTTGACTTAACTCGTTGGGCAACACAGGGTGTATTTTTACTTAATACATCACTTACTGTTGTCAAAGGAAAACCTAACTCTCATAAAAATTTGGGATGGCTCAAGTTTACTGGCAAGACAATTGAGCTTGTTGCTAAAAAAGAAGAGTCTGTTGTATTTATGTTGTGGGGAAATAATGCAAAATCATACAAGCCTCTCATTGAAAATAATGCAGAAGCTGATCATTTAATTCTCACCTCTTCCCATCCTTCACCGTTTTCATATACGCGTGGATTTAAAGACTCAATGCATTTTAAAAAAGCAAATGAATTTCTTGAAAAACATGGAAAGAAACCTATTAACTGGATATGAAACTTATAACCTTTAAGCCATTTACAACAAATGATGGTGTACAGTATTTTCATGATGAAGAAGGAAACATATTCATGGAAAAGCCTGATAAAGAGCCAATAAACATTGGCAAGCTTCTTATGCTGCGTTCAGGCAGATCACTTCATCGCTGTTACATTAAACATGAAGAAGAAAGTCAACGATTCCGAAAACTTGATGCTTGGAGCATTAATGAGTCTATACTTCATTTGTGTGATATGATTTTTTACATCACTGAAAAAGACAAGTATAAAATTAGCAAAACATTTGCTTTGACAGCCGGTGTATTTCGAGAATATAAAGGAGAATCCAAACTTTACGTACCTGTTAGCTACTGGCAAAAACAATCTGAACTATGAAACAAGAAACAGTAACATATGATAGACAAAGCAACATAAGCCAAAATCAATCTATTGATATAAGTATTGATCCTAACAATATGATTCAGGCTTTTGAGGCATTCGTCAATTACAGTTATCCTTTAAAATCAATAATAAGAGAAATTACATCAAATTGTTTTGATGCCCATATTGCTATTGATATAGATCATCATGTTGAAATCAGATATAGTAAAACTGAATTTGGAAGAATGTTAATATTCAGAGATTTTGGTATTGGTCTTGATGAAGATCGGATGAATAACATATTCATCCACATGTTTCGATCAGACAAGCGAGAAAGCAATCGTTTGATTGGAACATTCGGAATGGGTTCTAAATCTCCGTTTGGTTATACTGATATGTTTTATGTTGAATCATGGGTTGAAGGAACACATTACCTTTACCAACTTGAAAAAACAGAACGTGGATTTGGTGTAACACCACTTGAAGAAAATCCTTATGATGGTGAGAGGCGAGGAACTGATATTAAAATTCCATTAAAAGATGAAACATCAGATGATGATCTTGTAAAAGCTATTAAAAGCGAACTCAGCTATTTCCATAATGTCATTTTTACCGATGATGAGTCGTTTTTGCGTCCTATGGCAATGGAAAAGTTTAATGAAATGACTATTTATGAAGATAGTGAGTTTAAGCATAGTACTGCTACAACACATACTAATCTTCATTTATCAATGGGTCCGGTATCATATCCTATTGACAGAAGTAGTTTTGATATCCCTGATGATCTTTGGAATACACCTATTGCTATACGCTTTGAAATAGGTGATCTTGATATTGTATGGAATAGAGAAAACATTAAATACAATAAAAAGAACATAACCACTATTCAATCCCGTATTGACAAACTTCATGAACGATTTGAGGAAGAATCAGCATCACTTTCTCCTTTAATTGACACTAAAAAAGATTTTGAAAAGCTACTTAATGCTGCGTTTACTAATTCAGTTATTGATATTAAACGTGATATACCATCTCACATTACCAAAGAGTATGTAGATAAAGTACTTTCTCAATATCCAAATAATATTTTCTTTAGTGAAGATTTTCTTTATCGGTATAATGATGTTGATAAAGGTGATAAAAAAGGTAAACCGTATAAATATCAAAATAATAGTCGCATACTTTATTCTGATGTAACTACATTTGTTGAAGAAAGCTATACGCGTAAATTACGATCTCCTAAAAATCATTATAGTAAAAAATATTTGGTTGGTGAGAATGAAAGTGTACCTAATTACATTCTTAAATGGTGTAGCTATAATGGTCATAAAGTTTTCAAGCTAAATACTAAACCAAGCTATAATGCAGAAGGGTCTATTAATGTATTACAAAAATCATTAATAGCTCATGTTAGCAATATTGGAGTAGATAAAGCTAAAGAGTTTATTAAACAATCAACAATTCCTATTCAAACACTCTTTGGAGTTGTTAATAAACCAAGTGGAAGAGAAAAGATTGCAAAACAATATGTGTATATACCGGTATTTAACTATAATCAAGATTATGCGAGACAAACTGTTGATGATACACTTGGTAGTAAAACACAAGTCATAATATGGATACCATATAATGTTAAGCATGATGCTGAAACCAAGAATAAAATTGAAGATATTAGAAAATTTACCAATAAAGGTAACAGTTATGTATTTTCAAAAAATAGAACATGGTATAACTTTTATTCTATTTTTAGCTCTTCTCAAGATGTATATGAAATTGTAAAAGAAGCTTATCCTGAAATAGATGTTTATCAAATTGATGAATTTCTAATGGAAAATAAATACAGAATGCAAAATTGGTTTTTCAAACGATCAGTTAATACTGTTGATGATAACATGTCTTCCAATGTCAATAAGCGAAAAATGTATTCTGAAAATAAGAAGCATTTACCTTTTGATAAATTTTTTAAAGGTCGCATTGAAACAAAGCATTTTGATTGGTCACATCCTTTTTATCAGGGAATGATAAATCTTCATAATCATCAAGTATCTTATTATTCCGAGGTATATAATGAAATTATAAGAGAACCAGTTTTCGATATCATTGACGCAATGCCTCAAAAAGAAGGTTTTAAACAATATGATGAGCTTTATGAAAAAGGTATTATACCTTCATTCAGAAAAACCTATCTTAAAGCAAAACACAAACCTCAATCAAATAAAAAAGAAGAAGAATATGAGTATAAAGTACACATATCGTAAGCAAGATGATTATCTCGGTATTGCACCGAAGTTATCTGCTGTAATCAACGGAAAACATTTCCATATTGATCACCCTGATTACATTGAAAAAATCATGAAAGCTATTACCGAATACGAAAACGGTAGTAAATTTGATGAACAAGACATTCTCAATATTTTAACCTATGGTCGTTACATAACGTTCAAAGATGTTAAAGGAATCAGTGTTGAAAATGGTCATGTTTATCTTGAAGGTATTAAAATACCAATGCCTAAGCCTCTTGTGAATAAGCTTCAGGATGCTAATGACAAAAAGCAAATTGAGTCATTGAAAAACTTTTGGTTCAATTGCCTCCTCAACCCCAACAAACAAGCACGTATTGATTTCTACAAATATGTAGAAACATTCGGTGTTCCGATATCCGTACATGGATATGCAATTCTCTATAAAAGTGTTGCTTCTGTAAAAAATCGCGTTGATGATAAATTGGTTGAAAAAGCTAATCGCTTTATGGTCAAAAATGGTCTTGCTTCAACTGAAGTATTTATTGTTGACGGAGAGCCGGCAAGCATTCTTTCTGATGGGGTAGAAGGAGAGACGTTTGCAGAATATCTTGAATCTAACCCAACCCACAGTTACACATCTTTCCATAAAGGACCGTATGGTGGTAAAATCTCTATCGGCAAACCGGTAAAAATGCCAAGAGAAAAATGTGATCCTGATATCAATCAAGACTGTTCTTACGGTCTTCATGTAGGCTCGTACACGTATGTTAATGCATTTAACCGTCATTCAGAACGAGTTATTCTTGCATGTTACGTCAACCCTGCGGATATTGTCGCATTGCCTGAGTATGATCACTCTAAAATCAGAGTATCAGAATATACTCCGTATGCTGAGATGGCAACAGATGACAACGGAGACTGGGAAGAGATCAAGCAAGGATTTACTGAAGATGAGTATTTAAACTATGACAAGTCACGGTTTGAGAAAATCTTTAATGGTCTTAGCAATCTTGATGACCGTGATGATGAAGAAGAAGCTATTTATAAAGTACTCGAAAAACGAGTAAAAGCTTTCAACTAAATCTGTGTTCCCCTCTTTTTCCTTTTTTGTAACTTTTGGGAAGAAGAGGGGTTTTTTATTATGATTGATATCATAGAAGAACAGGATTTTATCGACAATCCTCAACGCGTTCTCAATAACGCTAAAAACAAAATATCCTCTCTTATAAAAGACGAAGATGGGAATATCACTACCATTCTAACCCATCATGAATCATTCACTGAATTATTAGCACAAGAAATTTTAAAATTATATGGAAAATGATAATAACTTAAGCGCTATGGAACCGCTTATTAGCTATGAGTTATTTGAAAAAATGTCAAAAACTGCTCACGAGGTAGCTAAAGCAAAAGGATGGTGGGATGATGTAACAGATATGGACTATCACCTCAAACGAGCTAAATTACTTGTTTATTCCGAATTGTTTGAAGCGTTTGAAGCAACGCGAAATGACAATTACGCTAACCCGGCTCAACTTAAATACGCTATGTCAAATGATGTAGAATATTTTCAAACATATTTTAGAGTAAACATTAAAGATACATTTGAAGATGAGCTTGCTGACACTGTTGTAAGAATATGGGATATTTCCGGTTATCTTTTTGATAAAACTACCGGACATACTCGTCAAACCTTTAAACCAAATAAAGGATTTATTTCAAAGAAACCATTCGCTTTAGAGAACTTTACGTTTGTTGAAATTCTCGATTATTTAAGAGGTCGTTCATATAATCCATGGGAGATTCTTTATTACATTGAGCGAATTTCTCAACTACGAAAGTTTGACATTGGAACTCACATTTTAACCAAAATGAAGTATAATGAAGGAAGAAAGCATAAGCATGGAAAATCGTTCTAATGGGAACGCAGCAAATCTTTATAAGATACTATTTAGTGATTACTTTGAGGATTTAACGTATTGCATGACAACAAAAAAAGAGCCTTTTACTTTAATACGACATGCAATACGCTCTTTTTTAGTTACAAATGTTAATATTCGTCGAAGCACTATTGGCAGAATTGAAAAATCACTTGGTGGTAATAAAATAAGCAATTCTGCTATAAGTAATAGTCTCGACTACCATTCAGCTAATATGGAGCTTTATGATGTTTATAAAATATCATATTTCACTGCTTTCAAAACGTATTACAGACTTGAAGATGTATCTGAAAGTACAGAAATGACAAATTGGACTGAAGCTATTAGAATAATTGAATCAAGTACAAGTACATACAAAGAGCTTATTGATCAATTATCTGATGTATTCAAACTTATCAAACTATGAACGAATTTACTCCACTCATAAAAGAAGAAATGAGAGAGTATCTTGATGAAATAGGAGATACTCGTCCATATTTAATTATGCCTTTTGGTAAATTAAAAGCTACATATGATTCAGTAGGACAAGAACTTTTTACTGAATTTATGAAAAAGTCACTTATTCAAACTGACAAAAAAGGTTTTGAATTTATTGAGAAACATGCCAAAGACAAAAACTGATTTCTCATCTCTCCATCCCCACCGAAAATATAAGCCCGACGACAATGAACCGGGTCATCTCGCCTCTAAAGAAGGTCATCATGTTATGGGAGACATTCAACATGATGATTGGCAACTTTGTGAAGTTTACAACGAAGTAGAAGGGTTCTATATAGGAACATGGGTAGCTTACTCTGAAGTAAAAAATGTTCTATTTCCTAAATCAAATACAAGAGTTCTTACTAAAGAAGAAATTTCATTTCTTAAAGAATCAGTAAATATAAAAACACCTGAATGGATTTATAATGATAGCAAAAATCTTTGATCAATGAAAAAATCAGATATCAGAAAAATATTTAAAGAGCAATTATGAAAGAGTTTGATTTAGAGATAATTGAAAAGATTGCAACATGGCAAAAGTCTGAAGTTACTGTTAAAGCTAATTCCAGAGAAGAAGCTGAAGAACTTGTATTTAAGAATGGTACAAGGGAGCTTGTTAATGGACCGGTTGAAGTAAATGACAGTGAAATTATGAATGAAGCATCTCGTGTACTTACTGAAAAAGAAAACTTTGCTCTTGAAGCAGTAGATCATGTAATGCATGGAATACCTGAATCAGATTATAAAAATGGTGAATATGCTACTCAAGAAATTATAGAAAATCATGGAAAAGTATAACAAGATTGGGAAAATTTTAATAAAGAATCATGGATGAAATAATTAAACAAGTAAGTAAATCTGTAATAAAAGAATCAGAAAAAGAATTTCTTAAAGCTATAGATGAACTTTATGATAAGCAACGATTGATTCTTAATGAAGCTTTTCCTGATGGTGAAATAGGCGATAGACACTTTTATAAAACTGCAAAACTGTGGCACATCCATAATGAAAAAGGATTACGTCTTATAATAAGTGAAATAAAACATTCTTTTGAGGTGGGGAGCATGAAATTCACCTTTAATTACAAGATTATTGACCAATCTTAACAAATATCCTCGTAAGTTATTGAGCGCCAATCATTTATAGGTGGCTTATGAGGATTGATCCTAAGGCGATATCTCGACCTAAGCAATGGCATAGTATGGCTAAATTTTAATCAAAAACTATTAATTGGTATAAAATCATGAATGTTTATACTGCAATAGGAGCAATGGCTCAAATTATTCACGCATTGCTACTGTCTGAATTTGGAAAAGATCGTTTCAAAAAAATAAAAGATATAGATAGATGTAATAGAACCATCAAACTTAAAGATGGTTCTGTTTATAAAATGAAATTGGAGAAATTATGAATATTGAAATAATACTTGATCAATTTGGAGTTGAAGTATGACTTGGCATGAAAAATGGATGGATGCTGCATATCAAATCGCAAAATGGAGCAAAGACCCATCTACTAAAGTAGGAGCTGTTATTGTAAATAGTGATAACAGAAGGTTATCTGAAGGATATAACGGTATTCCTGTTGGCGTTAAAGATCTCGAAATACGTAATGTTAGACCTGATAAATACCATTGGTATGAACATGCAGAGCGTAACGCGATTTACTCAGCAGCTCGTCTCGGTCATTCTGTTATGAATGGTATTATGTATGTCACGAGCTTTCCATGTAGTGATTGTGCAAGAGGTATTATTCAATCTGGCATAACTACGCTTATTTATGATCAAGATGATCTTAAAAGCAGAGAGCATTGGAATAAAAACATGGTTATTTCAACCAACATGCTCAAAGAAGCAAACATTAAAGTTATAAATTTTAAAAACTTATGATTACAGATTGGTTTGTACACAAAGAAAAGAATAGAAATATAATTACTGGTATAGATAAATTCGGCACTCTTGGTGATATAGCTTATTGTGAAGAATGGAATGAAGCTGTAACAATGTCTCAATCACAAAATATGCTTTTGTTATTAGAAAGTATTTCTAATAATAGCAAAAGTTTTGATAGTCTTACCGCTGAACAGCAAGGTCAACTAAATGCCATAATTCAAAAAATAAACCGATTATGGGGTATAGAGGATATTTAAAATGAATTACAGAGCTGAAAAAATACTCGAACAAGGATGCAGTAAGTTTGAAAGTTTATATCCTAATGTATTTGAATACATGGATAATAAAGACTTACTTGATGAAGCACTTGATGTAACATGGGATAGAGACTTTACAGAAGATTATGTTGTAGATGAACTTGAAATGTATGCAATGAATCATCTTGATGATGAGTATCTACCTGAAAAAGTGGTAGAAGAAGTAGATCAAATTTTTAAAAATGTAACATAACTAAATTATGAAAATTACAGTAATACATAGTGGCGATATCATATATGAAGACCTTCGCAGGTTAAAAACAAAAATTGAAACAGAAGATGGTGTAGAAAGTGCTTCATTTGGAGCAAGCGAACCGGAATATATGAATTTAAGTCATGATCTTCGTGATGCTTATAAGATTGAAAAAATGCTAAAAATGGCTTACGATGCAGGTAGTCGTGGTGAGGAATATCAATCTGAAAGCGTACAAGAACAAATAACAAATATGAATTAATTCAATGGTATCCTTCTTTACCTAAACAAATGAAAGAAGGTGATATTGTAAGAAAGATAGTAGATTCTACTCGTTATGTATGGGCGCTTTCGGAATTAGATGGATTACTGGTCCTCGTTACTATCCACTAAGGCTAAAAAACAAGCTTATACACACGCAAAGAAAACTGGACACAAACCTTTAAATTAAAATACTAACCATCATAGCGTATTAACTTTATACAATCTTGTACGCTTTTAAAATTACGGATTATGAAAAACAAAACATTAGGAGATTACGATATTTGGTATAAAAAATGCGAGCGTTGTGGCTATGACACGGCAAAAAGCACTAAGCCAAAAGAAGGAAACAAAACCTGTTGGAAGTGCGGAAACTTTGTGAGCAGAGATTATAGTGATAGAGCTTTGAAG